TGATTCTTCCACAGACTGGACATCTGCGTTCTTTCACTCGGCCCGGCGGCACCAGATGGCAGCTTCCTATTTCCGGCAATCCCAGTTCCCGGCAGTAATCCATCACCTGTTCCACAGGCATTCCCGTCTGCTCTGCGATCTGAGAAAGTTTCGTTCCAGAAAGCCGCAGCGTCCTCACCTGCTCCCTGGCAGCATCAAACGCCATTCCTTCAAAAACACAATCCATACGGATGCCATTTCTTCTGACATCCCGTTCAATACTCAACGGCTGCATCTTTTGCCTCCTTTCCTCTGCCCCGATTGGCACAAGCCCGGCTGCAATATTTTCGTTCCAACCCGTACTGATGCCGGTAGGAAAACTCCCTGCCACACACCGGGCAAATCTTGGAGCGTACCGTTTTCCAGTTCTCCGGCTTCGGATGGGTGTTGTTCCATCGTGACCGGCATTCCGGTGAGCAGAACTTTCTCGGTCTGCCTTTATGATTCGGTACAATGGCTGTACCGCACTGAGGACAGAAGGAAAACGCCATGTCCCTTATCATCTCAGCCGTGTAATCTTCCATCTGCCCTCACCTCACTCTCATTTTTCGCCGTTTCTTCGGCGGTTTCTTAGAAAAATCTCATAATTCATACGAAAAGCGGCAAAGTAGAAATCGGCACCGCCCCGCCAGGTTGGATTGTTGTTGCGGCGTCCGATTCTCGCTCGCCCCTGCTCCTCCCGGAACAAGCTAAAATGTGCGAAAGCTCCCTGTTTACGAGAGGTTTCACACACTTTGGTTCATTTCGGGGAAAAAGAATGGCACCGGAACCGAAGCTCCGATGCCTGTACATTTTCCTGTTTCATTTTGCGCCGTTATTCCTCTGACCCCCGGCCTATGAATTCTGCGGTTTTTCACGGAAAAGGGCGCACCGGTCTCCGTGTGACTTCACCGTAGAGAAGTAACCCCGGCCCCGGCGGGGCTGTCAGTAGGTGTAGGTCGGGTTGATGTCTTCGGTCAGCGTCTTCTTATCGTGACAGCTCTTGCAGAGAGACTGCCAGTTATTCTGGTCCCAGAAAAGTTTCTGGTCACCACGGTGCGGAATGATGTGATCCACTACCGTTGCCCGGACGTACTTGCCCTGCTTGGCACACATCACACAAAGCGGATGCGCTTCCAGATACGACTTCCTGGCTTTCTGCCATCGTCTGTTATATCCACGTTTTGCCGCTGGGCGAGTGATTTCCGGGTGGAGAGGCAGGTGCTTCTCACAGTAGAGCCGTCCAGCTTCCACCAGCTCCGGGCAGCCAGGATGGTGGCACGGTGTCTTTGGTCTGTACGGCATGGGTCAGTCCTCCCACGGAAGACCAGCCTTGCCGAAGTGACCGTAAGCACTGACCTTGTTGTAATCTACATCCAGCAGACCCAGCCGCTTGATGATACCCTGCGGGGTCAGGTCGTAGCTGTCATGGACATAGGCTTCAATGAAGTCAAGGGACTGGTGCTCCGTACCGAAGCACTCCACAGCCACACCCACCGGCTGTATCACACCGATAGCGTAGGCCAGCTGGACCTCGCACTTGTCAGCGTAGCCCGCCTGCACGATGTCCTTGGCAATCTTCCTCGCCATGTATGCTGCGGAGCGATCCACCTTGGTGGGGTCTTTACCGCTCAGAGCACCGCCACCCATGCGACCAATGCCGCCGTAGGTATCGCACGCCAGCTTTCGGCCGGTCACACCACAATCGGCGTAGCTGCCGCCCAGCACAAAACGGCCGGTCGGATTGACCAGCTTCGTGAAGTCACCGTCCAGACCATACTCGCAGGCGGCAAGCACCATCATGGATTCGATGATGTGCCGAAAGTCGCTGACCTCCACATCCGGGCTGTGCTGCACGGAGCAGAGGAAGGTGGTGATACGACCGGTGCCGTAATCGTAGCTGACCTGCGCCTTGGCATCTGCACGGAACATCTTGGACGGATGGTTCTTCAGCAGCTGCAGGAACTTGGTGGCGACCAGGTACGGAATCGGCATCTGCTCTGCCGTCTCGTTGGTGGCGTAGCCATACATGATGCCCTGGTCACCGGCTCCGCCCTTGTCCACACCCAGTGCAATATCCGGCGACTGCTTGTCCACCAGAATGCCGATGCGGAGAAGCTCGGTCAGGTTCCAGCCCAGCTTTTCGGCACCGATGCGGTTGAACACATCGTGAACGATCTGGTTGTAGTTTGGTCGGTAATCAGTAGTGACTTCGCCAGCAATAAAGAGCTGACTCTTTTTCAGCAGACACTCGATTGCCACGCGGGCGTGCTTGTCATGCTGAAGGATGTCGGTCACGATGGCATCTGCGATCTGGTCACAGATCTTATCAGGATGGCCGTTGCTGACCTGTTCACAGGTGATAATCTTACTCATGTTCTGTCCTCTCTTTCTTGTATCACAAAGCAGGCCGCCTTTGCCCTTGCCCACAAATAGGCTCCCACAAAGACTGCCTGCCCTGTCTCAGGTGAAACTCAAAATTTATATCTCACAAAATGGACCACTCAAAAATTGAGCCGCCAAGATAAAAAGCAGACCTCGGATTCTCTTATTTGTTTTTTTGTAGCAAGTAGCAGGTTGTAGATACTTTTTCATATAGAAGTCTATAAAAGAAAGTAATAATAAAAAGGGATATGAAAATCAGGCTACAAATTGCTACCTGCTACAGTTTTTCACTTCAAAGGAGCACATCCTTTGGTTTATAAGCATCCTGAACGGTTGAATCTTCTGCTCCTTCTTGAACATCACGGAATCGGCAGCCAAGAATCATCGTTGTTTGACCACCGCCATCTTTTGGACGTTTTCTCGTTATTTTGAAATGCACACCGATGGCATTTTTGAAGTTTTTCTGGTTTTCGGACGAGTATCCGTTTTCCTCGCACCACTTGGCGTACAACTGATACGCAGCAGATGTCCTGAGTTCCGAAGTCTCGTCTTTTTCAATCCACGCCTCGATGAACTGCCCAATTCGATCAGAGTCATCCTTATAATCCTCTGTGGCTCTCTTAACTGCATCTGGAACTTCAAGCCCCTGCTTACAATATTTCTTGTACCCTTCCAAGCACCAGTTGAAAATACCTGACAGGTTCTCCGGCTTCGCAAACTGCCCCTTCAGCCCCTGGTCCTGTTCTCCCTCTTCAAAGTGACGGTTGAACGGTATGATTTTCAGTCGGCCGGATTGGAACAGGGTCATATCATTGACATTTGGCAGGTAGTTCGTATTGATAAAAATCTTGAACACTGGCACAAAATCAAAGCTGTTCTCATTTAGGAATCGGGCGTTGATGGTATCGTTGCCGGTCATTCTTTTTACGAGAGCTGCATTGAATGTGATCTTCTTCTCCGGCTCAGAGATATTTACGAATCTGGAACCGACCAGACGAGCCACTTCTTCCGAAGGTCCGCCTGTATTCCCACCACGGAATTTAGCTGCCAGCATATCCGGATTTGATGTCTTTCCGTAGTCACCCATGATCTTCAGGAATGTTTCCATTGCAGTACCTTTTCCATTTCGGGAAGTGGCACCGTAAAGGATAAACATACACTCCTGCGAGGTGTCTCCTGTCAGGGCGTATCCCAAAGAACGCTGAAGGAAGTCTGCCAGATCTGCATCCCCGCACATGACCTCCTTGATAAACGAGTGCCAGCGTGGACAGTCTGCATCCGGATCGTAGGTAATACCGGATTCCATTGTGAGATA